CACCGTGCAGAAGATCACGACCAACGGCAACATCACGGTGACGCTGCCCTCCAGCGTGTCTGGTAAAAGCTTCGTGCTGATCATTGCCTACACCGGAGCACACACTGTTACTTGGGCGGGTGGCAGTACGTTGAAATGGCCTAGTGGGACGGCCCCCGTGCAGACCAAAATTAATGGGAAGTTCGATATTTTTTCGTTCATTCAAGACGGCACCAATACGTACGGTACTACGTATGGAGCGAACTTCTAATGTTTGCGGCTACCCGAGGCGGTAACAACCCGTTTAACCCGCTTACTAATTTGTATCTGGGTACGGTTGGCGGTACTACTACAGGTACTTTAGTATCGCTTACCAGTTTGTCTTTACAACAAAATGATTTGGTTATTGTACTGACTGGGTGGAATGCAGATTCAGGTACGCCCGGTCCAATTACTTCTGGGTACACGCAGGCAGCGGCAATAACGAATGTAGTAAGCGGTGACCAAGACGTTAAAATTTACGTCGGCTATAAATTCATGGGCAGTACCCCCGATACGAGTGTAAGTTTGACTGCTTGCCCCCCTAGTACACTAGGGACTAACACATTTGTGTATGCGTGGCGTGACATTAACACAGCGTCGCCAATGGCAGCTACGCCAACAACCGCAACTGGAACAGGCGCGTCTCCAAATTCTCCGTCAATTAGTTTTTCCGAAAGCGCAATTGTCCTTTCGGTAGCCATAATTGCAGACGGTACTGATTATATAACCGCAGCGCCATCTGGTATGGTTAATTTTGTTCAGCAGTTGGTTACGCCACCTACTTACCGTTGTTCTATAGCCGTTGCCGCTACATACGCCTCAAGTTCGTACGACCCTGCTGCGTTTACATCTACCGCTGGTAGCACCGCACCTTGGTGTGCCGCGACTTTGGCGCTGGCGTTATAAGTGGAGTAATCGTGCCGCTACAAAAGCTACAGCGTAAAAAATTAAGTCGGTGGGTAGACTACGCCCAAAAAAGTAATTACGGCACTAGGTAATAGACCATGCTCAAACGCATTCTCTTCAAGTCCGGTGTAAACCGAGAGAACACCAAGTACGCCTCCGAAGCGTATGCGGCTGTCGGTTCGCCCGTAGAAGTTGTAGGCGCTTGGTACGAGTCGGACAAGGTGCGTTTCAGGTCCGGTACGCCGGAGAAGATTGGTGGGTGGACGAGGCTTTCGGCGTCTACATTTCTAGGCGTCTGCCGGTCTTTGTGGAACTGGATCACCGTCTCGGCGGTGAATCTGGTGAGCGTCGGCACCAATCTTAAGTTCTACATTGAGAAGGGCGGTCTGTACTACGACATCACTCCCATTCGAGGCACGGCCACGCTTACCAACCCATTTACCGCTACAAACGGCTCTTCAGTTCTAACGGTTGCAGATACGGCGCACGGCTGCGTTACCGGAGATTTCGTTACCTTCAGCGGCGCTGGTGTGGCTGGGCTTGGTGGTAATGTGACCGCTACGGTTCTGAAAGCTGAGTACCAAGTTACGGTAGTAGACGACAACTCCTACACCATCACCCTCCCTGTAACTGCAAACGCTACGGATGCTTCTGGGTCTCCCGGTGGTGGCACCGTGTCCGCTGCATACCAAATTAACGTAGGTTCCGCCGCTGCTGTGCCTTTTACGGGTTGGAGCGCTGGATCGTGGGGGGCGGGTACATGGGGTGTGGGCGGGGCTACTACCTCAACTATCCGCCTGTGGAGCCAAAGTAATTTCGGGGACGATCTGGTCTTCGCTCCGCGCGGCGGGCCTATGTACTACTGGGCGTATTCGTCGGGGGTGACCGCTAGAGCGGTGCCTGTTACCTCGCTTAGCGGGGCGTCAGAGGTACCCACAATAGTTAACTACATCACGGTGTCAGATACGAGCCGGTTTGTGTTCGCTCTCGGGTGCAACGAGCTTTTCGACACTGACCTCGACCCTATGCTAGTCCGGTGGTCCGATCAGGAAGACATCACCAATTGGAAGCCGGGTGAGTACACCGCCGCAGGTGGCGGTATTGCTTTGTCGCAAGCTGGCAGCATCCGGTTCTCGCGGGGCTCGGAGCTTATTACGGCCATCCAGACCCGGCAGGAGTTGGTCATCTTCTCGGATACCTCTGTCTACTCCATGCAGTTCGTTGGGTTCCCGGAGATCTGGTCTTCGTCGATTCTTGGCGACAACATTTCAATCGCCAGCCCCAACTGTGCGGCAATCGGCTCTGGCATCGTCTTTTGGATGGGGCTGGACAAGTTCTACAAGTACGACGGTCGTGTTCAGACTCTTCGGTGCGATCTCCGTCAGCACGTATTCAGCAACATCAACATCCAGCAAAAGGCGCAGATCTTCTGCGGCACGAACGAGGGCTTCAACGAGGTCTGGTGGTTCTACTGCTCGGAAGGCTCCAACACCATTGACCGGTACGTCGTTTACAACTACTTGGAAGACATCTGGTACTACGGGACCATGGCCCGTACGGCGTGGTTGGATAGCGGGCTTAGGCCAAAACCCATGGCTGCTACGTACTCCAACAACATCGTCTATCACGAGGAAGGCGTAGACGACAACGAGACCGGTACTGCCACTGCCATCAATGCGTACATCACGTCTACCGAGTTCGACATCGAAGACGGCCACAAATTTGGCTTCGTGTACCGCATCCTGCCTGACTTGACCTTTCGGGGGTCTAGCACGGGCTCCAACGCAGAGTGTGCGATCTCACTTATTCCTTCCGTTAACTCTGGCTCTGGGTATAATTCCCCTCAGTCTGTGGCGGGGTCAAGCAGCGCCTCTATCGTCCGCACAACCGTCGTGCCGGAGACGTACACAGGGCAGGTCTACATCAGGGTTCGAGGCCGTCAGATGACTTTCAAGATCGAGTCCAACAAACTAGGTACGACTTGGCAGCTTGGAGCCCCTCGTATTGACGTTCGCATGGACGGCCGCGCCGCGTAATGGGGCAGATCCTAGTTCCCCCGGCACCAAACCTTCCGGTAGCCCCGGATGACTTCAATCGTCAGTATCAAGAACAGTTGAACAAGGACTTCAGGCTGTACTTCAACCGCCTGACGACTGTGTTCCAGCAGCTTCTGCTGGGGTTCAACAACTACGGCACGTTTTACGACACCACAACGCAGACTAACCCGGTGGCGAACGCCGAGAACCTGATGCAATTTGATAGCGTTGCAGAGGGGTTTGGCATCACGATAGAAGGTACGCCGCTTACGCGAATCAAGGTGTCCAAGGGCGGGGTGTACAACTTCCAGTTCTCGGCGCAGTTGGATCACTCTGGCGGTGGCGCGGTATCGTTCTACATCTGGTTCAAGGTCAACGGTACGGCACTGCCGTACACGGCTACAAAAGTGGTGGTTGATGGCCCCAACGCGGAGACGGTAGCCGCGTGGAACTACTTGGTGACGATGAACGCTGGGGACTACTTCGAACTGGCGTGGAGTGCTGATGATACGTCGGCTGTGGTTCTTGCTGCGGCTGCGTCATCTCCGGTCCCTGCGATTCCGTCGGTCATCTTGACCGCCACATACGTCTGCCCCGGCAACACGAATTGAGGTAAAGAAAATGGCTTTTGACCCCGACGTTCTTCGTTCGTTGTCAATTGAGGACGGAATTAAATATCTTAATGAGCATTTTTCTGGCGGTATTGGGCAAATCCTAGCGCCAGAACCGTTTGTTGGTGAAGGCTCATACTCTACAAACATTCATACAAATCACCCGTTGGTTGGCCGACTACAAACTTCGTACACGGATAACCCGGCGGGGGTAATCGGTGAAGGCGGCAGGCTAGAAGGCCCCGGAACTGTAGATTCGTATTACTCCGTTCTTGACAGTTCAGACCCTAGTCGCGCGTACATCGCTTCTTTTAGCCCTGAAGGCAAGTATCTTGGGGCGTCACAACAGCTAGGCGACTCTTGGTACGATAAAGAAGTTGGCGGCATCCCGATTGGCGCGTTCTTGCCGGTAGCGGCTGCCTTTGGCGCGGCATATTTGCCGGAGTTAATCGGTGCTGGTGCGGCTGGTGGCGGCGGTGCAGGTGCAGGCATCTCCGAAGGCGTCATGGCCGGTCTCGAAACCGGTGGGTTTGGTGCGGGTGCTAGTGGTATCTCTGAAGGGGTGTTGGCTGGGCTTGAGGCTAGTTCCGGTCTGTCAGGCGATGTTATTGCCGACTTGTCTTCGTCACTGATTGACGATGCTCTTATCGACGTGTCTTCGTCCTTGACGGATAACGCTCTGGTTGATGCTCTTGGTCAGGAAGCAATCACTGAGGGCGTTACATCTAGCGTGACCGACGCCGCTCTTGGCGAACTGGGCATCAACACGGCGCTTTCGCCCACACAAGTCCTCGCCAATAACGCTTACGCACAAGCTATTGCTCAAGGTCTGTCCCCTCAGATTGCTACCAGCGCTGCAGAAGTAGCCACGAGTCTGGCGGGTAGTGGGCTCTCTGATTCGGCAATCATCCAGTCTGCGCTTGAAACGGCGGGCGCTACGGGGGCTACTGGTGCGGTAACTGCTGGCGGCACGATTGCCGGAGGCGGAAGTGCGCTTACTCCCGGGCTTACTGGTGCCATCACAGGGACTAGCTCTGGTTCTTTTTTAAACAGCCTTAAGCCGCTTTGGGAAACATACAAAAAAGCCAGCCCGGTTATTAAAGCTATTCAGGGATTAACATCCTCTGGCTCCGGCTCCTCCGGTGGCGGGTCTGGGCTTGGCACACTTGGCAGTCTGGGCGGCATCCTTGGCCTCGGGATGATGATGTCCAAGCTCAATCAGCCTAGCGGCGGGTCGTCTGTGATTACTCCTAGGGTTAATGCCCGCAGGTCCAAAGTCAAACAGATGCCGTTCGGTGTGAACCCTGATGGTTCGGAGAAATATCCGTACATGCACTTTGGACCGACCACCTACTATGCGGGTGGTGGCGGCATTGAGGATCTTGTTACCATGGCTCGCGGTGGTAGGAGCCGAGCCATCCGTGGACCGGGTGATGGAGTGTCAGACTCCATCCCTGCCAAAATCAATGGACACCAGCCTGCGGCACTTGCGGACGGCGAATTTGTGGTGGATGCTCGCACTGTTGCTGAACTTGGCAACGGCTCTACCGATGCTGGTATCCGCAAACTCGAAGCAATGGTGAAGCGAGTGCACGCCGTTCGTACCAAAGCCAAACGCGGCGAAGACGGCAACGCAGACTCGCACCTTCCGGCTTAAGGATTAGACATGTCGGGCACTTCTAGCACCGTTACCAGCACGCCTACCGGCACTACGACCACGCAGGGGCTTGCGCCCTTTGCGCAGGACTACGTCATCGGCAACGATTCGATGCCGGGGTACCTGACCAAGGCTCTGGAGCTTGGTAATACACAGTATACGATTCCCGCTGGCACGACGATGCCAGACGGTACTGTTCTTGCAGCAGATCTGACTACAGATATTCCGTTGTATCTGGGCGATCTGTGGACTGAGGCTACCCAAGGGCAAAAAGACGCTTTCAAAGCTGCTGAAGACTTGGAAGCGCCGTCGTTCGACAGCATCATCGACAACCTGCTTGGTAACGACACTCTCAAAGGTGTTGCGGGCAAGTTAGACGATCTGTCGTACACGCCTACCAAGTTTGACTCGGACTACTACGTAACACCCACGATGCCCGGGTCCACTGTGGACACGGACGTTAGCTTTTCTGGCACGGATGTTTACACACCGTCCGACCTTACGGCTAAGTATGACGAGCCTGATGCCTACAAAGCTGGCGAGTTCACGGAGGACTACTACAAAGCTCCCACGGACCTGTACACCGCTGGGGAGTTCACCGGCAAGTATGAAGCGCCAAGTAAATATGAACCTACGGTTTACACCGCTGGCACGGTAGACCCTACCGGTATTGCATCTACCTATAAGGGTACACAAGCCTACCAAGGCGGGGATATCTCTGCCGACTACGAGGCTCCGGATGCGTACGAAACGGCGCAGATCAGGTCTAAGTTTGAAGCTCCGGA